ATGGCCCAGGTTCCTGCTGTCAGGTCAGTCCTGGGACCGGAGTGCCGAGCTCTGTTTGGACCTGGCCGCCTCGGGGGAGGTAGAAGCACCAAACAGGTTGGCGTGGACCTCAGCGGTATCGAAGCTCGCTGTTTAGCTCACTATTTGTGGCCTCTTGATGGAGCAGCGTTTGCTAATGAAGTATTGAACGGTGACATCCACACGGCGAATCAGAAGGCCGCAGGACTCTCATCACGAGACCAAGCCAAGACCTTCTTCTACGCTCTGATGTATGGAGCCGGAGCTGAAAAGCTTGGACTTATTACTGGTCAAGATGGCAAGAAGCTGAAGCGTAAGTACTTCCGCAATATGCCTGCTCTTGCAAAGCTGACTGAAGCGGTGACGAATAAAGCAGAATCTGAAGGATTTGTTAAGGCTTTAGATGGTAGACGGATACAAATCCGGTCCTCACATAGCTCACTTAACTTCCTTCTTCAAAGCGCAGGGGCCATAATCAGCAAGCTTTGGTACATCACCTGTTTCGATGAACTTACGAAAGCAGGTCTTGTCTACGGCACTGATTGGTCATTCCTGGCTCACGTCCATGACGAGATTCAATTCGCAGCCCTCGAACAACACGCAGAGCGAGTCGGAGAACTTGCAGTTAGATCTGCTGCCTTGGCAGGAACAGCACTTGGATTCCGTGTTGAAGTCGGTGCGGAGTACAAAGTTGGGGACAACTGGGCAGAGTGCCACTAAGACTTGCAAGATCTGCAAGCAAACAAAACCCCTAGAGCTGTTTGGTCGTAACGGTACTTGGCGTCGCCCTGAGTGCTTGTCGTGTGCCTGTAAGCATCACAGTGCGTATTACAAGATACGAAAGAAACACAAGACGCCACCACTAGGTACACCGTGCGAATGCTGCGGTGACACCGAACAAAAGTTGCATTGGGATCATTGCCATGAGACTCATGAGCATCGAGGTTGGCTTTGTAATAATTGCAACACTGGCATTGGAAAACTTGGGGACGATATTGAAGGCGTCATAAAAGCGCTGGATTACTTGGGAAGGGTCAATAAGCTGAAGGCCCATCCAGGAGGTGACGATGACTTGGCTACTGCTTGACGCAGATATGCTGCTGTTTCAAGCAGTCGTTAGTGCTGAGGTTGAAATTGAATGGTGTCCTGACATCATTACTACTCACTTGCCCGTTAGAGAAGCAAAGATGCTTTTCAGGGAGTTGGTGGAAACCAAGGTCAAGCAATCAAAGGCTGACAACTTCACACTTTGTTGGACTGCCGATCAAAACTTCCGAAAGGAAGTAGAACCTACCTACAAAGCAAACCGCCAAAAGATGGACCGAAGAAAGCCTGTTGGCTATCTACCGGTTCGTCGTTGGGCGGAAGCTTCGTACCCTTCTGAGTGCTGGCACAAGCTGGAAGCTGACGATGTTCTTGGCATCTTGGCTACTCGCAATCAGCACAAAACAATCATCTGGTCTGGAGACAAGGATCTAAAACAGATCCCTGGGTTACATCTGGACAACGATGGCAACACCTACCTTGTTTCTCAACTTGACGCTGATGTCTATTTCTATCGTCAGACTCTTACCGGTGATTCCACTGACGGCTATCCTGGTTGCCCTGGGGTTGGCCCGAAAACAGCAGAAAAGCTCATCCCTTCGGAGGGGTTTACAGAGACCGCCGCATGGCGAACTGTAGTTGAGCAGTACAAGAAGAAAGGTTTTGGTGCTGATTACGCACTAACCCAAGCACGTCTCGCCCGCATCCTTCGAGAAACTGAGTACACCTTTGATGAGATTCAACTATGGACCCCACCAACGATCCAATACGACCCCACCACTACGCCTTCGACGAAGGAGTAATCGAATGCATTGATTACATCGAAAGTCACGCCTTTGACTTTGTTGAGGGGAACGTAATTAAATACGTCACTCGGTACCAACACAAGAACGGTACTGAAGATCTCAAGAAAGCCCGATGGTATCTCGACCGACTGATCAAACGATCAGAAGATTGGGACCTCGAACACTCCAAACGATTCAACCTCTACAAAGAAGTCCTTGACGATGCTGACTACGAACTCCGAATTGGTACGGAGCTGGATGCAAAAAGCGGACCAACTAATCAGTCCTGATGACGAGCAACGCGAACAGCAGCTCACTTACGTCGAGGAAGAGTTCTACGAGCTCATGTACGCCTATCGGAATGAAAGCCGTGCGCAGGTTCTTAAAGAAGCCGCCGACCTCCTATGGGTCACGTACGGTCTACTTCATACTCTCGGCGTGGATCCTGATGATGTTTTTGAGCGAGTGTATCTTTCCAACTGGTCTAAGTTCCCGTTCACCAAAGTTGACGGAAAAGTACAGAAAGGACCAAACTACAAACCCGTCGATCTCTCAGACTTATGAAGCCTTACGATGAAATGCTGAAACAGATTCCTCAAGAAGCTTGGCAGTACGTCGAAGCTGAATACGAGGAAACTGAAGATGGCGAAGGGATGATCCAGTTCTTTTGGGACGATGAAAAACATCCCGAACTCAAACCACTGTCTCAGCTTGATCAAGAACAGTGGAACGATTTTGTAATCACCTCATTCAACCGCTCACTGGACCTGGCACATGAAATCGAAGCAACAATTGAACTCGGCAATCGCAATGACGGGTCGAGTGGAGAGCTGGCTGGAGAATCCGACTCGCAGGTACCCGATTAGCTGCACGGTGTTTGTCGTCGAAGATACGATGGACGAGCATCCTGATGGTTTGGAGGGTAGCTGGATCTTTGCGAGTAAAGCTCTTCGGTATGGTGCAGGCGTTGCTATTCACCTTTCTAAGCTTCGTCCAAAAGGTACCAAGAACAGCCACGGAATGGTATCTTCAGGCCCTTGTGGGTTCATGGAGATCTACTCCAAGTTCAACGAGATTCTTCGCAGAGGCGGAACGTACAGGAACGGTGCAATCGTTGCTCATTGCGACGCAGATCACCCTGACATTCTTGAGTTTGTTAATTACGACCGAGCTCGTATTCCTTGGCTCAAGCGCTGTGTCAATGTTGATCCTGACATCATCAACTACCCCGACAAGCTGAAAGCAATCATGGACGCCGCCCGCAAGGGTGATGTGTGGATTGTTAAGAAGCAGTACGACAAGAACGGAGAGCGGATCTACTCCAACGTTTGTCAGGAGATCCTGCTGAAGAGCCGGGACACCTGCTTGCTCAGTCACATCAACCTCGGGATCACTAAGATCGGAAACATCCCCACTGCTTTTAAAGAAGGCATGGAGTTTCTTTGTGAGCTTTACGAAAAGACTGGGATCGATGAGTCTGGAATTTACAGCCGCAAAGATAACCAAGTTGGTCTTGGTGTTCTTGGACTGGCTAATCTTCTCGCCATTGAAGGGGTGACGTATAGGGAGTTTGTTACTGCCCTTCGTAATCGCAACCACGGCATCGCCACCGTAGGTACCAAAGCTGGTCAGATTGCTCAAGCTCTTTGGCTGGGCTTCATGGAAGCCACCAAGGTAGCTGCTGACCACAAGATGTCCCGAGCGTTCACTGTGGCCCCTACAGCCTCTTGTGCGTACCGCTACGTGGACCGTGAAGGGTTTACTACAGCCCCTGAGATTGCACCTCCGATTAGCCGAAAGGTAGATCGTGATAGTAGTACTCTTGGCGTCCAGAGCTATGAGTTCCACCCCAAATCTGAGACTGCAGAAGAGGTTGGTTGGGACACATTCTTTGAGCTGAATTGTGAGTGGCAGCGGCTCATGGATAGCACGGGAATGGCTCACGCAATTTCTATGAATTGGTGGTCCGATATGACAACAATGGACCGCAAATTTATGTCACGATGGTTGAACTCCCCCTTGAAGAGTTTGTATTACTCTCTTCAAGTAATGTCCGATACGCAGGACAAAACTGACGCCTACGCTGCTATTAGCGACGTAGATGTTGATGCCTATCTTGCGGGCATTCTTGATGGGGATTCGGCACCTGATTGTAATTGCGCAGAATGAACCCGTATCAGAAATTGCTTGCTCGTAAGCGGACTTGGACCCCAGTTCAAACGACCGCCGGTAAATTGAAAGAAGGGGCGGAGGAGGCAATCTTCCGTGCCTTGGCACTTCGACAACTGGAGCTGCCTGTCGGTGAGTTCATCAACGACGCTTTACAGTCCGAGGTGCCGGAAACGGCTCGTGAACTTCTACTCACCAACATCAAAGACGAGGAGAACCATGACCTTGCACTGGGATACGCAGCAAGTGCGGTCGGCACAGATAGCCAAGCAGAAGCGGAAGCAGCTCGCCTCCGAAAAGCTTGGGAAGATCATCCGGACCACACCGTACTCAAAGCACTGGTGGCTGAGCGAAGCATATTCTTTGTTATCCTCCCCTTCTTCCGGTTCAACGGTGACGCTGGACTGAGGACCATCTCTGCGGACATCAGCCGTGATGAACAAGTACACGTCGCT